GTCAGTTAGTTTCGTATACACATTACCTGACAAATGTGTTAGCCCCCTACCCGGGTGGCCTCCCTGAATGCCCCGCCAAGGACAACCCTGCATCTACATTGGCATGCGTGAGCCCCCACTCACGCAACCGCAGTAGCCAGACGATCAAGGGTGGGTATGGTTGAGGAGCGTACATGTTGACGATATCGAGGTGCGTCGGAACCCCACTCATCCATGGGCCTGCCTGCTTAGGGTCCAGGTCCCACTTGATGAAGAGGTCTGTCCAACGCTCCTGCGATACCACGCCCCACCCAGGGTCGAGTGAATTAAGCCACACGTAGTAACGGTGTAACATGTCATTGGCCATGACGTTGAACCAGGCAATGCAGAGCATGCTTCGTACTCGCGCTTTCTCATACGCAAAGTTCTCAGCAATCTCAATCAGAGTCGGGGTCACGAGAAGATCAAAATCATTCTTCTCAGGATACATCATTCGTTCAACAACGCTATCAAAGGTTGGGACTGGCCGCACGTATCCATCACGCCACATAAAGTAGTTGGAAAGGAACTTTACAGATGCTTCCTCTACGGGGGTAGGTCCATTGATCAATAAATGGTTGGTAACGTACGAGTCAGATGGCTTGACCTCCAGACTAAAGAGCTTCTTCATAGCCTTTGTGTACAAGCGCATCGCAAGGTCCTGATCAATAGGACCACTTAAAATTGCGATGATCACATCATCCCCGAATGTCCACGCTCGCGCGTCCCAACCTAAATAATCAAATACAACCTCCTCCATAATCCAATTTGCATCAGACCCAACTTGTGACGTCCAAGGATCACCGCTAGCCACCCCCCTCCGCTTGACATACACCTGACCATTGGGTAATACTATCTTGGTGTTGACGAGATGTTCATATTCACTGTCCCAGTACTCAGTCGCCCCAGGTGGCCGGTCGAAACGACGTGAAATGCGGCTCAACGATGCACGTATGACCTCAGCAGGGACCGTTTGGTCGTATCCACTGAAATCAACGCACAAGAAGTACATAGGCTGCAGCGCATGAATTTGCTCAAATAATGCTGCGTACTCCCCGTTGAATGGCCCCATGCCAATCATCACTCCTCCATTTGCCTTTGACAGACCTTTCACAAGCGTAGAATACGGTACGGAGGCGATTGAACCAAGTAAATGGCGCTTGAGGTCAGGCACGACGATTAGCCGGCCTTCCTTCTTCCCCCGTTCCTTACCTGCGTCCACAAGCTTTCCCCTTCCGGCCACGAAACACGGTGGTGTATCGTACTCAACCCCCTGAACCAAACCCCTTATGTCCGTTGCAGCCTCTTGAGCAGCTAGAAGGAGTGCATCCTTCTTCTTTGGAAGTTGATGCTTACGCCACCTAATGCCAGCAGAAGTATTCATAGGCACCTTGACCTTGCGAAGATTGTCGACCCCCAGCCAGTCAGTGTACACGACCATGGTGCCGATCCCCTCATACTCTTGCATCCGTTTAAGGACGCCGGGTAGATATTGAGAAAAGGCATCATTGTCGAACGCCCGCTGGCCCCCGAATCGCTCTAAATGTTCCACAAGATCTGGCAGTGTAGGCGGACGATACTCCTTTGCCCAGATGGACGCAGGAGTCTCCCACCAAAGAAGGCTATCCTCATTCTCTCTCCAATAACGCGCGAACAGACTTGATCTAGCCGTCTCTGGTTCCATCAGCGTGTATACCAGACGCTTAGCAAACCCAACACACTCCAACCCCTTAACCATTAAATCACGGTTGACCTTTCGCAGCTCGAGACGAAACTCGTAAGCACTGGTCTTGGCCGTAGAGACGCCACTAATTGACGATCCCTCCGTGCGCGTACTAGCATATGCACTCATCCCATCTAAATCCTCGGCGGAGCCCATTCCCTATTCAGCCATGAAGTCATAAGTGTCATCTTCACCAGGAAGGCGAAGATCACGGGCAGGTAGGGGCTGAGCAGACCGCTGGGCATCAGGAGCAGCAAGCGGTGCATCGCTAGCTCCAAGCCTAGCCAACTGATCCTCAACGGTGACCTTGCCGGTGGTCATATTAGGATCGAGACCGCGCAACTCAGTATCCCGTGCCTCTTGAATGGCATTAAGCTCATCCTTAAGACGGTCGTACTCAAACTTGACACGTGTAATTTCCGTCTGCTTTGCGACCATCAATGCACCATACCGTGCCTTCACCTCATTGAAACGCGGATCTCGTCGAGCG